GCCACGGATTTGAAGGGTGCAGGGATGTCCGGCAGGTACGGGTTTCACTCGTTCCGCTGCGGCTACATCACCGAATCCTTTGAGAACGGCACCCCGCCGGAACTCATCCAACGCCTTGTGCGCCACCGGGATATATCGCAGACGCACCGTTACATCCGGCACCGGGAACCACGGCTACGCGAGGCGGCAGAAAGCCGCGGCGGAAAAATATCGAAAAACTCTTCCATGAAAACTAGTGGGGTCGATAGGTTACTCACGGATTCAGCTATGGCCAACGGTGCAACTATCCGGGCGAACACTTCGGCGACTAGCGCGCGCATCGCGCCTACGGCCGTTGAATCCACCACGCGCGCTAGTCTTCGATGTGTTCGCGGTCGCTCCATCAACACAGTTGCAGTAGGCGCTACAGGATTCGAAACTGTGAGCCTACCCACCCGTGCGGAGCGGCTATTAGCCGCTGCCTTATTGCTTACCCAGCACGCGCACCCCGAGGGGGCGTTGGTGCTGATGCATGAGGCGCAATTGCTGCTGACGCAGCAGGAGCCATCGCATGGATCGCAATCGCTACGGGAAGATTCTTGAGGATGTTGGCCTAGCCATTCAGAACTTGGACGCTGGCGGATGTTCAAAAGATGCCGAGTGGGTGCGCCTTGTGTCCATGCACAAGCTGTATGCGCTCACCAAGGCGCTTGACGAGTTCCCCACCCCCATCCATCCCGTGGCCATCGTTGCGGCCGCGCACATCGTGATGCAGCAGGAGCGCCGGAAGGATTGCGCGCCGCTCGTGTCGCTTGGCCAGGGTGATTACCGCCGAGACATTTCCGAGGATGAGGTTGAGCCCGCACCCGAGGTGCCGCTTCTGACCCGTGGCGTTCGCGTCATCCGCTCGCTGGCGGGAGGTGGCCGATGACCCTTGTTGAAGTTGCCGAGGTGCTGGGCTGCGATCCCAAGACCGTTTGGTACCACGAGCAGAAGGCGCTTGCGAAGCTGCGCGAAGCGATCAAGCGCGAGCGTGATTTGTTGGCGATTGCCGAGGAGGTGCGCTGTGGCCGCTAACACCTTCGCCCTCGGCGTTCGTGAACACATCCCCGCCGCGGACTACCACGCGGTGCCCGCCCTGTCATCCACCTTTATGAAGGCGATGCTTGCCCGTTCACCGCTGCACGCTCGCTACCAAATGGAGAATGGCGAGAGCAATGACGCGATGAACATGGGCACCGCTGTGCATACCGCGATCCTCACCCCGGACATGTACGAAGCCGAGGTGGCGGTAGCGCCGAAGTGCGACAAGCGCACCACCGCAGGCAAGGCCGAGTTCCGCGCGTTCGAAGTCCTAAACGGGCACAAGTTGATTCTTGATGCCAGCCAGGGCGAGGCGGTGGCGGGCATGGTTGCCGCGGTTCATGCTTCCAATTCGTGCCGCGCCATGTTGGAGATGGCTACGCAGCGGGAACTTTCTGTGTTTGCGGAAGACCCCCACACGGGCACGCAGTTGAAGGCAAGGCTTGACGGGTATGACCCGGCCACCGGCTGGGTGATCGACCTGAAGACCTGCCGCGACGCGTCCTACCCCGGCTTCAAGTCCGCGCTATGGAACCTTGGCTATGGGTTGCAAGCCGCGTTCTATCGACGCGTGGCGCGCATCGCGGGGCTCAATGTAAGCGGGTTTGCGTTCCTGTGCGTCGAGAACACCGCGCCCCACGGCGTGGCTGTTTACGCCATGGACGATTCCGACATGGACTACTTCGAAGCGGACATGCGCCGCTTGATCGCGGACTACAAGGTGTGCCGCGAAACCGAGACATGGCCGGGCTACCCGGATCGCATCGAACGCATCGGGCTTGCGAATTGGGCGCGGCGGCAGCTTGAGGAAGGGCTTGCACGATGAGTGACCTAGCAACCGTTCCCAACGCGGCGCACATCGAACGCGTGATCGAACAGGTGATGCCCCGCAACGCAAGCCAGGTGGATCGAATGGCGCTGGCGGCCATGATGAAGACCTACGGCCTTGATCCGCTGCGGCGCGAGGTGTACCCGCTTGCCTTTGGCGGCCGCCTGTGCCTGTATGTGAGCATTGATGGATGGCGCAGGCTCGCTCGCGAATCGGGGCGCTACCGCAGCGGCGTGTGTATTTATCACAGAGATGCGACTGGAAGTGTTGATTCCTGCACATTCAAGGTAGTCACCACGGAAGGCGGTGAGTTTGAGTTCACCTGTTGGCTTTCGGAGTTCAAGGGATCAAGCCCGAACTGGCGCACCCAGCCGCTGCACATGCTGCGAACGCGCGCCGAAGCGCATTGCCTGAAGGCCGCTTTCGGGTTCAGCGGTGCCACCGAGGGCGATGAGGAACTAGCCGAAGCCACCACCGTGGTGGAGGCAGATAGCGCGCTGGCGGCGCTGAATGCCCGTGTGAGCCAATCCGCGGAGCGCGCGACGGTATCGCTCCCCAGCGCACCGGCGGTGGTGGTGGAGCAGCCACCGCCGCCGAGCGCGCCGGATCGCATCCAGCAGCTAGCCGAATCCATTGCCGAGAAAGCCAAATCGGTTGGCATCCGATGGAGCGCAAAGCAGGCGGTGACCGCGGCAAGAAAGACCGTTGACGCGGGAACTGACCCATCCGAGGTGGATGGGTTGATTTTGAAGGCACTTCAACAGCAGGCCGAGCGCCTGGAGAAAGGTTCGGAGCAATGATCGATCTGATTCACGGAAGCAGCGAGGACAAGGCACGCAAGAGCAGCGGCGCGGGCGGCCCATGCCCCGAGGGCACCTACACCGCCACGATCAGCAAGGCCGAAGGGCGCGAAAGCCCGTTTGAGAACATGAAGACACCCGACAATCCACGCGGGTTGGTGGTCACGCTGTGGTTCGACATCGAAACCGGCGGCCAGCGGTACAAGGTGTTTGAGGACATCGCGGTGACGCGCATCCTGCGCCTGAACGAACTGCTGGACGCGTGCGCGCTTCCGCACATCGACACCGCCACCAAGCGGTTTGAAGAGTCGAACCTTGAGGGGCGCGAAATCCTGTTGCGCGTGTACCACTCGCAGAACGGGCGCGCCAAGGCGGGCGATTTCATCCGCCCCACCCAGCAACGCAGCACGGCCGCGGCGGCCAAGCCATCGCGCAAGGCTGTGCAGCCCGGCGCGGATGGGATTCCCTTCTAACGATCCCCCGGAAAGGCCGGGGCGGTTGAGTTACCGCCGCCCTGGCTAATGGGGGCAACACTTCTCAACATCTGTAGCGGATTCTATCCGCGGCAAGGATGCCGATGGTTACGGTGGAACTTACTGACGCGGAAATCGAACTATGCGAGCGCGTGGCCGAGGCGCGCATGGCATCTAGTGCCGAGGATGGGTTGAACCATGCGTGCCTCATGGATCGCATTTTCACCGAGCGAGAGCAACATGAGTTTGGTGGCGCAGCCGGTGAGGTGGCGGTTGCCAAGTGGCTTGGGATTGGCGGCTACCAGCCATCTGTTCGGTATGTGAAGGGAGCGCCGGATGTAGAGCCCGACATTGAGGTGCGTTCCACCGGCTGGATGAACGGGCAACTGGTGGTGCGGCCGCGCGATCACGGCGATAGGCGCTATGTGCTGGCTATCACAAGCCTTGCCAAGAGCTACGGCCAGGTGAGGCTTGCCGGGTGGATGTGGGGCCACGAGGCGCGGCGCGATGAGTTTCTACAGACCTACTACAACCGCCCCGAGCATTGGGTACCGCGTTACGCGTTGAATCCGATGCACACCATGCAAAGGGAATCGAATGGAACCGTATGACGCGCTGTTGCGCGATTTGCAGCGTGTATGCCATAAGCCGCACGGGCTGATTGCCCGCGCCATCGCGGCCATTGCGACCCTGCGCGAGCAAGCGAAAACATGGGAAGAGCGCGCCGATTACCTGCGCGAGCGGTGCGAGGATTTCAGGAAGCGGAACGATTACCTAGAGCGCGTGCGAACCGAGCGGAACGATGATGAGGAGGCCGCGCAGATTCGCCAGCAGATGGCGGAATTGCGTGCAGATCGTGACGCGCTGCGCCGAACGCTTTCGCGCATGTACATGGACCCTAACGCGTTTGCAGCTTCGAAGGGCTGGGATTGCTTTGGGGAATCCAAGTGACCACCACCGATGCAGCAGCCGCGGCGATTGAGTCCGCCTACCAACTGCTGGGCCTGATCTTCGAAGCGAATGACCTGATCGAGTTCCGCACCATCGGCGGCGCAGGTGGGCTACGCGATTGGGTGCCGCAGGCGAAGGCATCGCGCGTCATCGCGCAGCTTGCCGCGACCGTGGCGAAGGGGCAGCATGTGTATTTCGGGGCCAACCCGCGGAGCGGGCGCGGCGGCAAGGCCACGGATGTGGCTCTAGCGCGTTGCCTGTTCGCAGACTTCGATGGCGGT